TATATCAACAAATATATCCGGGACATTTGATGTATCTGATGCAGCGACTCATACATATTTAAATACAATCTCATCCAATCTTACAAATACTTTATCGGTATCCGATGCAGCGACTCATACACTCCTAAATAGTATAGCAACAAATATATCTGGGACATTTGATGTATCCGACGCAGCGACCCATACCTATTTAAATACAATCTCATCCAATCTTACAAATACTTTATCGGTATCCGATGCAGCAACTCATACACTCCTAAATAGTATAGCAACAAATATATCTGGGACATTTGATGTATCTGATGCAGCGACTCATACATATCTAAATATAATTTCATCCAATTTGACGGGTATGTTAAACACTGCTATATTCGGTTATAATGGGACAACTAATACACAAGTTAAAGTAGATACATTAGGAAATGTGTCATCGATATCATATCAACTTGGTAGTTATGCGAATGGTATAAGTAATGGTTCAATTATATCTACATCTAGTTGGATAGATATATCAGATTACATATATGTAGTGGCATATTATGAAGATACTAGTTTTAATATATTACAACTTCCAACTATAGAATTAAGTTTTACAAATAATGAATTATCACTAATTATTCCGAATATTACTATTAATCTTGTTAATAATGGAACGAAACGATATGGACGAATAGATAGAATAGACACAGCCGGGATTAAATATATAAGAATAAGAAATAGTTCACCAAGTACATTAACAAATGTATATTTTACAATTACTGGATGTAAATAGTTTAAAAATCTGTAATAGGATGACGTATTGTGATGTAATCACAATCTTTAATATTTAATTCATCTTTAAAATTAGCAAATAAAAATTCCTTTAATTGTCTACCACTATTAATAGGACCATAATTATCTATAATATATTGTCTAACATTATATTTTGGCATTTTTTCTAATAATTTAGCAATGGAAGCATCTATATCATTTTCATCAGTGAAAAACACACCTGATTTATTCTCATCTATATATTTCCATCCGCCTAATATATTATAATTCATAAGACAAGGCAATCCAACACACATTCCTTCTGTTATGACACGCGGTGATGCATCACGTTGATTTGGGACAAATTGAAAACGTGCTTGTTGATAGTGTTTTCGCATCATATCATTATCAACCCATCCAGTAGTCGTAATATATGGCTTGCATCCTTCTGGTATTTCGCAACCTTCTCTACCAATAAGTAATCCTTTTAATTTATATTTTTCACATAATATGGGTAAACATTTTAATGCTAATTCCCAGTTTTTATTATATGATACCCAATCAAAACAAGTCGAGTCAATATTAACTTTTGGACAGCTATAAATAAAATCATATTCTTTTTTAATATTATTATCTGGTATATAATTTTTATAATTAATAAAATCGGATTCACTAATAAGAGCGTGAGGCTTGTCAATAGGTATATATTTAGCTGGATTTCTGAAACAATGTAACCATCCTTGACATATGGTATAATACATATCTAAATAATGTGGATACGTTTTAGCATCAGGCGGTTGTATTTTTTCATCTTCATAATTATCTATTGGATTAGTTGGAACATGTGGAAATTCCATATAACTACTAATTCCAATAAAAATATATTTATTCATATTTATAAGATATTTTTTAAATTCGCCATCGGAACTGAATGGTTTACTAATTAATACAACATTTAACATTGTTCCCATATTATCATATAAATGTACAAAATGAGGAACATCATCAAGTTTAGGTAAAGTATTTTCAAAACTATCTCCAAACATAATATTATTTGCTTTTAGTAGATATAAAATAATACATAAGAGAATTGCAGTGATAATGTATTTTATCATATTATAATATCATATAAAAAAATAATGTATTTTATCATATTATAAAGATATATAAAAAAAAATTATATTTTATAATAATGGATACAAAAATTTACAATATAGATTCACGTGCAAGGAATGCGACAAAATATCCTAGTATTAGTGATTTTGTATATAATGCTGTTGATGCAACAATAGGTGGTGTCAATACTGTAGAACCTTTCAATGAGAAAAATGTAGTTGAATTAAAAGTTAGTTCTATTGAATTACCAGACAGTGTCGGTACCCTTGATGCGGCACAAACATATTTTTTAATGCAAATCAATAATTATGGTAATATTATTAATAAGAATATGAATTATGTTGCAAAAGTAATATATAATGCAAATAATACAAATCAAACTACATTAATTTCAAATACGATTCATTTTGATCAACCGATCGATATTAATAATTTAAGAATAACATTAGTATATCAAGATGGTTCTGTTGTTAATATGGGCGCAAGTGAATATGCATTTTCTCTCGAAATAGTTTCAATAAATAATACCATTCTTAAAAATTACGATGAAATAAGATTTTATAATGATAAAGTGATGGAACGTGTATTAAGAGCAAAAATGTTAGCATATTATCAAAAAGAAGTTGATAAAGAAGTAAATGATACTTTAACATCAACATATAATATGAATCTTACTAATCTTAATAATGTACAAGAATACACACCATTTGGTAGTGGCAATAATTACAGTCCAAATTATTCATACTTTAATAATATGAATAGAAAATAAATCGTTTTAATAAAATTATAATATTGTAATATTATAATGTTATTAACAAATAATAGTGAATATAAAATATTTAATATTAAACATAAAGTTAATTCAGAATTAATTTTTACAGAACCAATACCAATGACTGAATTAAATATATTAGAAGATATTATTAGGACAGTTAAATATATTCATAATTTTTGTACTAAACATAATATTGATTATTGTATATCAGATGGAACATTATTAGGATGCTATAGACATAATGGTATAATACCTTGGGATGGAGATTTAGATATAATGATATTTAAGGATGGTTTTTTTAAATTAAAAAAATTAATAGATGATTTTTCACAGGATGGTTTCGAAATATTTACTATTACACCAGGTTTTAAGGTTTATTATAATAAAAAACCAATGGGTGAATTATTTGTATATGATTACGACACAAGTATTGATATGTATAGAATGGCATATCCATACATACAACTAATAGATAAACCATTATATATTACATCAAATATATATTATCCTTCATTTATTACATCTGATATTTATTATCCATGGCAAAAATACAAATCCAATGATATATTTCCGTTAAAAAAAGCATATTTTGAAAATTTTATTGTTAATATCCCAAATAATACACTTAATATTTTAAATACTACTTATAATAATTCAAATTTAAAAGAATGTCATTATGATAAACAACATACAGAACAACATCGTGTTGCGAATAATAAGTTATATAAAATTGGTAGTGTTATAGAAAAAATAATCACATATCCCTTATTATTATTTATTTATTATATAGTTCATCGTATTATTAATGTATTCCTAATAAAATTTAAATAATATAAAAATAAAATTATTATATTTTTAATGAAAATTCTTATTTATGGTTGTAAAGGCTGGATTGGGAATATGTTTATCGATATATTAAAGAAAATGGATATACATTATATCGAAGGAAATGCTCGAGCAGATTCTATCGAAATGGTTAGTATGGAGGTTGAAACAGTTAATCCGACTCATATAATATCATTTATTGGGAGAACACATGGAGAAGGTTATACAACTATTGATTATTTAGAGCAAAAAGATAAACTATATGAAAATGTTCGTGATAATTTATATGGTCCATATGTCTTAGCATATGTATCAGCCCAATATAATATTCATTATACTTATCTCGGAACTGGGTGTATATTCAAGTACGATGAAGAACATCCTTTTGGTATTGAGGAAAATGGATTTAATGAAGATTCAAAACCGAATTTTTTTGGTTCATCCTATTCTGTTGTTAAAGGATTTACCGATATGATGATGCACACAATGCCCCACGTATTAAATCTTCGCATTCGTATGCCAATAACAAATATTGATAATCCACGTAATTTTATTACTAAAATAACAACATACAAAAAAATATGTTCTATTCCAAATTCAATGACAGTTCTATCTGAATTACTCCCTTATGTGGTTGATATGATGAAGAATAATATAACTGGTACAATAAATTATACTAATCCTGGTCTAATTAGTCATAATGAAATATTAGAAATGTATAAAGAATTAGTAGACCCAACTTTTACGTGGGATAATTTTACTCCCGAAGAACAAAGTATGATATTAAAAGCAGATAGGTCGAATAATTATTTGGATACAAGTAAATTAACAACAATGTATCCAAATATTATGAATATAAAAGATTCAATTAGATTATGTTTATCTAATTATAAAAAATAAATAATAGTATGCGTAATTATTCTGGTTTTTTCTTATCGATTTTCCCAGGTTTATGATGAGATGGTGAATAAATAGAATATAATTTCAAATCACCCCGTCCAACATTTATTATATTATGATGCGTATTTGCAGGTATCACAATATAATACTCTTTTTTTAATTTATATTTCTTGTCTCCTAATATGGCAACAGCAGTTCCTTTTTCTATTCTTATAAATTGGTCAATTGTCTTATGGACTTCCATTCCAATTTCTTCTTTTGGTTTTAAACTCATAAGAACTAATTGAGAATGTTTACCAGTATTTATAACTTTTCTAAAATTATTATTTTCCAATGTCATACGGTTTAAATCTCCAGATATGATATTCATTATAATATAATATAATATTTATACATAAGTAACATCATTTATAACTCCATCTATAATAATTTTATGTGTAATAAATCTATATTTTTTTTTGCTTTTATTTTTTATGAAACATCTTATTAATATTAATACTAGTGATATTATACTGAAACTAATTAGTGGAATATATATATTTTTATCATTCTCGTTATTATTTTTAATATATTCCATCGTAGTTATTGGAATAACCGTCGTTAATTCTTCACCACTACCACTATTATCAAATAATGTTAGTGTGCTTGTGCTTGTGCTTGTGCTTGTGCTTGTGCTTGTGCTTGTGCTTGTGCTTGTGCTTGTGCTTGTGCTTGTGCTTGTGCTTGTGCTTGTGCTTGT